CTTCTGGCGTGTTTGCTGCCTGAGCGGCGTCCTGACGACGGCGACGGGCTCGCGCCAGAGCAAGGGCTTTCTGCTGTTCTGGCGTCATTGCCACAGCTTCCTTTCTTCTGGCGTCAGAGCTTTCCAGTCTTCAGGGTCAACGCCTTCCGGCACCTTCCCAACGTCTTGCGAAGGATCAGACTGCGCAAGCGGGTTAGGAAGCGCCCGAAGCGCACGGCGTGCCTCTTGGCGCGACATGTCTCCGGTCAAAACCTGATCGGCAATCTCGCCCTGTGCCTGCTTGTATTCGGCCAGACCGCGCATGACGCGAAGGATTTTCGCGTTGCCGCCCGGTTCGTTCCAAAGGCTCGGCAGAGATCGGGTGAACAGCTCAACGTCACGGTCGGACATCGAGCCGCTACCCGGAGCGCGCTGCGTCGGGACAAGCTTGTTGATGAGCGCCTGAACAGCCTGGAGATCGCCCATGCCTTCGCCGCCGATGCCGTACTTGGCCGCAATGCCAGCGATACCCGAGAGGGTGCCGCCTTGACCTTGTAGGAGCGTGTCGAGTTCCTGAATGATCCCGATATCGGCGCGAGCGTTCAGCCCCTCCGTTGCCATCGTGTCGAAGGTTTCAGCCTGCTTTTCGGCAAGTTTCTTGTCGAATGCGCCTTCTGCCTTCTGATCGATGTTGACGGTCGTTCCGCCGCCTCCGATCTGGGCGACCTTGTTGTCGGCGCCAACCTGATAAGCCTTCGACGTGTCTAGCCCTAGTTGCTGTTCTTCAGCATCCGTCAGCGTGCGGAACTTGTCAGGCTTGCCGCCATAGACCTGCTCGATATTTCCGGTGCGCTTGTCGGCCCTGAAGATTGAGCCATCTTTGCCGGTGATCATGTCGTAGTCAGGAGGAGGATTGCGCATGGCGTTCAACTTAAGGCGCTGCTCTTCCATCTGCATTTGGCGGATCGGATCGCTAGCTTCCTGCCGGCGCTGCATTTCGGCCATCAGCAATTGCTGGCCAGCCTCAGCGGTATATGGATTGCCGAGGAGCGTTGCGATCAGAGCCCGGTTATCCTGCCCCTGTGGCTGCGGTTGTGGCTGTGTGTTCCCAAGAGCCCGAGCCTGCGCGACCTGTTCAGGAGATGCCGCCGTGCCGCCCATGAGAGCTGGAATAATGCCACCCTGAGCGTTGGCAAGCTGCTGCGATCCTGCGAACTCTGCCGGAATGCCCTGTGGCATAGGCTGAGAATTCGGCGGAACAGGGTTCGCGCCGACGTTTACCGGCTGCGGAAGTGCCGCAACAGCCATGTCATCGGCCTGTTTACCTGGGAAGGTGGGGGCAACTCTGCGGCCTGGGAAGCGTGCGGCATACTCCGGGGTTTGCTGGTAGGCCGCTACCTCTTCGGACAATGACCCAGGCGCATTCGCTGCCATGGCGTTGACGGCGCCGGTTGCGTTTTGCGGAGGCATGCCGATCGAAGGATCAAGGCTGGCAACCTGCTGAGACTGGCCTTGGAACGACGGGAGGAAGGCGGTTGCATACCCAAGGCGGTTTGCAGCCTCGCCACCGGGTCTGTTCCATCCGGCGAACTGCCAAGCGCGGTTCATGAGTTGCTGCGCTTCCTCGACGCTTTTCGCGTTGTTCAGCGCTTGGATTAGTTGAGGATCTTCTTTCAGGAAGAAGCGCGCTTGACCTGCCGGAGATAGATCACCGGTAGCTGCAAGAGCTTCATAGCGAGGACCGCGCCAAGACAGGATGCCGCCAGCGCGCCCAGGCTGACCGCTTTCGCTCGGATCGCTCCACGTCCGATTGACGTTGCCGGGGCTGAATCCACTCTCTGCCTTACCTGTAGCCGCGAGAGCCGCAAGCCCATACGGGTTTGTCAAGCCGCCTTCACGTGCCGTGGTGATGAATTGGTTATAAACCTCGTTTCCGTCCATGTTGATCGGCTTCGATGGGGCTGAAACAGTTTCACCAGCACCGGGGGCGTTCGTGGTGAACGGGGTACCTCCAGACGATGATGGAGACGTGCCATAAACAGCATCAATCAAGGCGCTATTGGCTGCTGAACGGTTGATAGCGTCCTGCTTCTCAGCCTTACCAGCCTGATACTGGCCCGTAAGCGTCATTGCCAGACGGCCTGCCAATTCCAAGCCAGAGCTAGGAGCCTTGCCTCCAGAGCCTGCATCAAGGAGAGCCTGCGCCATCCTACGGCGGCGCTCGACTTCCTGCGGCGTCTGCCCTGCCTTGTCAGCGAATACGGCCTCAAGAATAGCCATCAGACGCCCCCGATCATGTCGTAGTTAACCTGCATGTAGCCACCGCGCTCACGGACAGCACCCGGCATGACGCGGGCAACTTCATCCGCCATAACGCCCCGCTCACGACGACCGGAGATGTCATATTCGTAGATCCCAATACCGAGGCGATGCGTTCCGACGCGAGCAACGTTGCTCTTCAGGCGCCGATCCGAGAACATCCAGCCGCCTAGAGCCGTGCCGAGTCCGAGAAGACCGGACATTTTCGACTGATAGCCGGCCATCTGCTGCTGGTAGGCGTTGTTCGTAATGCCGGCCACGTCCGTTCCGTTCACGCCAGGCTGAGGCGTATTGACGAACTGGGGAGATGTAACCTGACCGCCGCTCATGAGGGCGGAAATCTCGTTGATGGGCTGGTTGCGTTCTGCAAGTGCTTCCTGAACAGACTGGCCGCGACCCTTGAGCAGCAATTCGTTGTAGGCGTCGTTTTCCTGCTGCCCCACTGAGGTCATGGCTCGGTTATAGGCTTCCGTGCCGGGACGAATGCCGCGGTTGATCAGGTCCGCTTCCGTCGATGCCTTGCGCTGTGCCATGAGAGGATCGAGGCGCTTACGGCCGAGTTCCATCAGGCGGGACTCTGTGGCCTCATTGCTGAGGTTGATTGGCTGCCCCAGGACGCCGCTAAGACGATCTGTCTGACCGATGGCGAGGTCATTCAGCTTGCCGCCGAGAAGCGTGCTCTGGTTATAGAGCTTCTGTTGCTCGGGAGAGAGCGTCTGCGTAGCCTGATAGCGCGGCGTACCGTCTTCCCACTTGCCAATCTGGGTATATGTCAGGTTGCCTTGAGGCGTTACCTGGTTGGTGGCATTGAGACCGTACTGAGCAATGGCCGTCTCTTTATTGGACTGGGCCTGTGCTGCTGCGGTTTTCGCTGGATCCGGGGGCTTAGGCGCCGACATGCACGCGTTCCTTCCAATAACCGTTTTGGACGGCCTCATCCCGGAGAAGACTGAACACGATCCCGTCTTCCTTGCCGTAAAACTTACGGGCCACACCTTCGAATTTGAACTTTAGACGCGGGGCCAGCTTGCAGACCCGCTTGTTTGATCGTCTCGTGGTGACAGAAATGCGCTGGCAGCCAAGCTCACCAAACGCCATGTCCCCAATCGCCTGCCAGGCAGAGCGCGAAATGCAGCCCTTGCCGGCCAAGGTCATTTCGACGCCGTGACCGGTGTAATTCGTGAGCAGAACGCCCCCGACGATGCGCCCTTCCCGGCTCAGAATGCCAAGAGCGCGCAAAACATCGATATACTGATCGCCAGTCTGCCCTGAGACAAAGGCGCTCACGATTTCGGGCTCATCGCGCAGAAGCATCATAGATATTCGCCGCTCTCGACGGTCAGATTGAACCCATTCACCTGAAGCGTAATCGGATTGGTCGATTCCGGCTCGAAAACGGCCTCATCGAACAGCGCCACGTCCCAGAGGCTTGCGCTTTGCTCGCCTTGGATATCGACACGAAGATTGATCGCCGCATTCTGCCCAAGTCCGCTGACCGAAAGCCAGTCAATGAGGGTGTTTTGTTCCTGCCCCCAGGGGTCGAGGTTCCAGACCATCTGGTTCCAGAGGCTGGATGACACCGGAACCGTCGTGGTGAGGCTGAGAGGGGCGCCCGTCCTGAAATCAGTATCCAGGCCGATAGACGGAATAACCGCGCCATCGGTGGAAATCAGGGGCTGGATCATCGTCCAACGCTTTTTGACGCCCCTCTGCCCGTAATACTGGAAAGAGGTCTTCATCAGCGCCGTGAAGTTCGACAGATAGTCAGAGCCGGAAGCATCGGCCTCGTAGACAACGCCGTCATTGCCACCGAAAAACAGGCGATCCTCAAACACCGCGAAGGTATTGGCGTTCTGGTTCGTGAACCGGCACCATGCCCCTGTCAGGGTGTTCATCACAAACTGTTGCTGTGTCGTGTTCTCGACGATCGGCACGTTGAGGATTGCCATCGTCCCTTTGGGGTAGCTCACCAGTTCCCAGCCGAAAGAATCCTGGGCTTGCCTTGCTGCGTCGTTCATGGCGCGCTGGATGCGGCCGGTGATCGCCACACGTTCGATTGCGCCACGGTCGAAGGAAATGGCGTTGGAAAGCGGGTAAACCCCGTCAACCGTCACAACAGCGAGGTCTGAGCCTACTTTCCTGAAGCAGCGCCGGCCGAGGGGGGCGCCGAGGTTGAACACCCCGATCAGCGACCAGGTAGCCGCCGTATCCGGGTCTGTGCCGGCATAGACGATGATCTGGCCGCGAGAGGTGACAAACACCGCGTAATCATCGGGCCCGTCGCCAGCATCGCGCGACCATGTTCCCATTGCGACGAGATAGCCACCATGCGACATCAAGCCCCCAAGTTCGAACTCCGTTGCCGCGCCGCCGATCGAGTCGGGGGCGAGATACGCAGCCTTGGTACTGTCGCTGAGGACGAACCAGAGGCGGTTTTTGTGCACGTTGACGTTGACGATATCTCCAGGGGAGATGCCCGTAATAGCAGGCGTGGCCGCAAAAGCCGTGCCGTTATAGACGAACGGATCATCAGCCCCGTTGCAGCACCATGCGAAATGACCGCCTGTCGTTGTGAAATTCACGTACTGAATGCGGCTGTTGGCAAGGCCGGTGATCACCCCATCGGGGGTCGCATCATGGGTATCGGATGCTGTGACCTCGTAAAGCTTGCCGTCTGCCGCTGCGAAAAGCTTGCTGCCAAGAACACCGTTGTAGACGATCAGGGTTTCTACTGGCTCCGTGACAGAGGTCGGCCGGTGAAGCTTGAAGCCCTTTCGGATCTCGACATATTCGGCCTGCGGAAACCAGTTATCGAGCGTGATGGCGCGCTTCGGGGACATCTCAGCCAATGGCGAAGACGTGTCCCACCCCTCCGTGGGCGCAGGGAGAGACACCCCGCGCGACACTCTCTGTCGCTGAGGATTTCGGCGCAGCGCTTGCAGCATTTAGAGGTTCCGCCTAGAATCAGCGAGCGCGGCCAGTGCGTCAACACTGAAACCGCGCTCTAACCACGAACCTTGTCGGAGGCTCAAATGGCTAATCCCAAAATATGTTCTGTCGAAAACTGTGGCAAGCGCCATTACGCGAAGCTGTTTTGCAAAGCTCATTACAATCGCATGCACGCCTACGGTGATCCTCTCGCCGGTGGGACGCCGCCCGGGGAGCCGATAAGGTTCATTGTAGAAGTAGCTCTCAAGCATACCGGCGATGCTTGCCTGACGTGGCCGTACTCCAAGAATGAGGACGGGTATGGACGGTTCAGGATCGACGGCAAAACGGTCCTCGTCTCCCGCTACGTATGCGAACAAGTCAACGGCCCTCCGCCGACACCTAAGCATGAAGCGGCACACTCTTGCGGCAAAGGTCATGAGGGCTGCATCGCTCCGGGTCATCTGTCGTGGAAGACGAAAAAAGAAAACATGGAAGATATGATCGCACACGGGAACAGCACCCGCGGCGAGCGAGGTTGGCACTCAAAACTCACCGAGGAGAAAGTCCTCGAAATCCGCCGCCTTAAAGGAACTATGACGACCGTAGAAATTGGCAAACGGTTTGGCATCACAAATCAGACCGTCAGCGCAATTCATCTCCGCCAATATTGGAAGCACGTCTAAAGGTCACAAGTTCCATGACCCATCGCTGATGCCGGGATACCGCGGGCGCCCGTAATCGACGCGCTGGGCGAAGTTCACCGTCCTCTTCGAACCATCACGCCCGAGAGCCTGTGAAACCTGAAGCTCATAGGTGCGGAATGCTTCTGCGTAGTCGAAGCCCTTGGCCTTGAGAAACCGCCAGATGACGCCGAGCGTGATAAGCTCTTCATCGAGGATCGATGTGTCTGTGTCGGCCGAGAACGCCGTAAGAGGCTGATCGTCGGTGTTCAGAACCCATTCGTTCGAGATGTATTCGAAGGCGTAGATATCGCCGGCAGCCGGAACCGGGATCATGAGGATGGAGCCGCCACGGATGCGGTAACTGTCATACAGCACCGTGGCGAGAATGGATTTCTGCTCCTGCCATTCCTTCGGGCTGAGGGGGCCGACGACCTGGCGCTTCTGCGTCCGGTTGTAGAACGTCTCATTCAGCATGTGGTCGTAGTCGGACGGGACAACGCCCGTTTGCTCTTCCTGCGCAATCGCCGTGAACGTCACCTCTTTCGTGAGTTTTTCCCACGTGCCACGACGCATAAGCTCCTTGCCCTCTTGATTGGCGAGGGCGCGCATTTGGCGGGCGGTTTCCCCAGGATTGGAGAATACACTGGTCCCGCCAAGTGCTACGGCTATGCGATCCGTGGCGTTGGCGACGATCGTTGCGATTGTCATTCGATGTCATCCGCTTTCGGAGGGCGACCGCGGCGCGGCGCTTCGGGCTTCTCGGTCAGCTCCTTCAGCAGCTCAAGCGCCGCATCCAGTTCTTCCCGCATGCTCTTGTTTTCCTCGCGCAACTGGGCAACCTCATTGGCGACCGGCGCGGTATTGGCGCGAGCCTCCAGGAAGGCCTTGGCGCGGCCGTGAATTTGACGAATGCCGGGAATGCCCAGCTTGATCAGGTCAGAATCCGACGTATTGATCAGGTCTTCGAGGCTGCGGACGTGCCGATCCTTCAGCACCCGCGCCTGTTCAGGAGTGAGACCCGGCCATGCATCTAGGGCGTAGCCGTTTACCGGCGCCTCGGTCTTGGCCTTCCACGCCTCATAATAGGGCTTCAGAGCGCCCCACTTCATGTCATCCCGCATGACGCGGGCAACCTTGTCGCTGGTCTCGCTGCCGTTCTGCGTGCCCTTCTTGACCCAGGTCACCCAGTCAACGCCGCGAAGCTCGTCCTGCCCTTCCACCTGTTCGTAGTCGGTCCAGAACTTCAGCGGGTAGATATGCGCGAGACGCGCGGTTTCATCGACGATTTCCATTTCCATTCTCCGATTGTGGGCGCCCGATAGGCGTTGCCGTCAAAAGAAAGAGGCGCCCCGAAGAGCGCCCCTCATGTTTCCCGTTACGGGCAGGTCACAAAGACGATCTTTGCCGATGCATCGACTGCAATGGCGCAGATGTGGTCAGTGACGAGCGCCGAAACGTCCAGCGTGCCATCGGTCGCGCCGACAGGGGTCAGAGCGTTGCCGTCTGCGCCTGCGGTCAGAGCGGTGGTGAGCGTGGCTGGGCCGCGGGTCTGGATCCAGCAATATTCGCCATCGCCGGGAGCCGACATCAGCACGCCAGCGCCGACGCCTGCCGAATCCGACAGGTCAGACGTGACGACAGACGTTGCGCCCGCCGAAGTGCCAGACGGAGCGTAGTAGTAGGCGAAGTTGCCAGCTACAGCCGCAACCGGGCCGGCGCCGGTATCATACTGCACGAAACGGTATTCCTTGCCGTCCTGGTCGGTGAAACGGTCACCGATGCCAGGAACAGTGCCGGCTTCAGAACCGGTCAGCGAGGCGTAGACCTTCGTGAGGTTTGCACCAATGATGTTGGTCATTGTCGTTTCTCCTTAAGCCGCGTCGATCAGCACGCCCTGAAGCACACGGTTCGAGCAGGTGAGCTGGCCCTGCCAGATGATCGGGATGACGACGGCGTCCTGGTTGACGGACATCTTCTCGTCGAGCGTCTGCCAGTTGGCGTCACGGTGGACGACCATTTCCAGGTATTCGCTGTTGAGGAAGTACATCTTCTCGCCAGTGGTGGCGAAGTTGGCGTTGTCGTCGAAGATCACGTCAGCGGTGACGAACTTCAGCGACTGGAAGCCGGCCGTCGCGGACTCTGCCGACGCATAGCGCTGGAGATCCTGAAGGCTTTCCCAGTAGAACGAGAAGAAGTCGTGCGTCGAAACCAGAAGATCCGGCTTGTCGGCGCCGCGGACGAGCTGGAGCCAGAGCGCGTTCATGTAGCCCTTGATGTTGGACTTCGTGACCGTGTTGGTGCCAGGCGCTTCGTAGAACTTGTTCTTCCAGAAGGTGTAGGTGGTCGAATTGATGCCACCAACAGTGCCAGTGCCGGCGTTCTGGATGATGTGGGCAAGACCGCCCATCTGGTTCGTCAGCGAGCCGTCCGAATACAGGTCCAGAGACATGTTGTTCGAGGCGGTGCGCATCGCGTTGCGGGTACGGGCTGCGGCCAGATCGATGATCTGCTCCTTCCCGTTGTTCATGCGGAGTTCGCGGCCGGAAGCCGTGATGTGGACTGCGGCCTGCACCCAGTCGTATTTTGCTGCCGACAGAACGTCGGAGGCCTGAACGTTCAGGGTGTCGTAACCAGCATAGCGCTGGTAGGTTGCGTTTTCCGCGTAGTCGAGCGGGCGAACGATTTCGTAGCCGCCAGACAGCTTCTTGATCTTCCCGCGCTGCTTCAGGCGCGAGTAGAGGGCGTTGTTCTTGCTCACGTTATCCGCCACTTCGGACGGGTGGTTACGGAGCGTGGTCGTCACCATTTCGGTGAACACACTATTCGGGCTAGGCATGTTCCATCACCTTTGATTGTTGAAAGTGGATCAACCGTTGCCCATGAGGCGGTCGTAAGT